ACACCACCGACGAGCCAGTTAGTAAGAACGACTGGATTCTACTCAGTGGTACTCCTGGCGATACGTGGATGGACTACGCGCCCGTCTTCATCGCTAATGGGTTCTTCAAGAACATCACTGAGTTCCGGGCTAAACACGTCGTCATGGAGCCCTTCTCCAAGTTCCCCAAAATCAAGGGGTATCTCAACGAGACCAAGCTCGAGCTGATGCGTAACCACGTGTTGGTAGAGATGCCATACGAGAAACACACCAAGAGGTTCGTCAACGAATGGCCGGTGGAGCACGATAAGGAGATGTTCAAGCGCGTAGTTATGCAACGATGGAACGTCTACGAGGATCGACCGATTCTTGACGTTGCTGAGATGTTCCGGCTAATGCGACGCGTTGTGAATGAACACCCGTCCAGAGTTGAACAAGTGCTAAAGCTGCAGCAGATGCACAAGAAGATCATCGTCTTCTACAACTTCGACTACGAGCTCGAGGCTCTACGTCAGGGGATCGGTTGCAAGATTCCCCAGGCGGAATGGAACGGCCACAAGAAGGAAGCGATTCCGGATACCGAAGAGTGGTTTTACCTCGTGCAATATGTCGCTGGCGCAGAAGGGTGGAATTGTACAGAAACGGACGCGATGGTGTTCTACAGCCAGACATACAGCTGGAAGAACTTCGAGCAGGCTCAGGGCCGAATCGACCGTCTGGACACCCCGTTTACGAATCTGTACTACTACGTGCTCATGTCAGATTCTCTCATTGACCGTGCGATCAAGCGCAGTTTGAGGGAGAAAAAGACGTTTAATGAGCGAAAAGCGGCCCGAGAACTGTTCGGAACGGCGGATGTTGTGGAGCTATTCCCCAAGAGGGAGTTGCCTGCTGCCGCCTAATCTGGCAGATCTGGCAAGCGAGCCTACGAGTACAAACGCCCAGGTCAGAGCACCTTTCTGGCCAATAGGGTATAGGGTCTGCCACATGTCAGATCCGGAATAGAAAAGTTTCCAGAAATACACATAACCCTTATACCCTTTCACACACGCGTAAGAGGGTATAAGGTGTATTTCTCCAAAAACTTTTTCAATTTCGGATCTGACATCTGGCACATGGCCTTTAGGCGTGTCGTAAAAGGAGACAAATGGACTACCCTGAAGTATGGACCGAGATCGAAGGACACCCTGGTTACATCGTAAGTAACTATGGGCGCATTTCGAGGCCTGGCCGAACAGATCACCCAATGAGTGTCAGTCGAACCATGGCTGGGCACGGAAAGATCGGTCTACTGGACTGTGATGGAGCAAGAAGGACTCGTTCGGCGGCTGTAATCGTGGCCACAGCTTTCGTACAGCCCGAGTACAAGAACTGCGACCACGTCATCGTCAAGAATATGGACTATGACGACTTGAGGGCCGAGAATCTCGCATGGAGGCCTGATGGGTTCGCCTGGGAATACGCGAACCAGTTTAAGCGCCAACCACCACTCCACTATGTGAACCTGAAGGTCGTTGACATCGTGCATGAGGTCGAGTACCCGAACATCGTGGAAGCAGCAGCTCACCAGGGCCTTCTGTTCAAGGATGTGTGGCGTTCCACCTTCACTGGAGACGAAACCTTCCCCACAAGAAGCATTTTCGTCGTGGTTGAATGAAAGGGTATAGGGTCGGCTCGCATACAAGGCTTCTAATAGGAGGAAATGTCGCGCACATGGCATTTCCCTTGTGTCCTAGAGGTGTTCTATGACGACGAAGGCCGAAACCCGTTACCAGAACTACCTCATCGACGAAATCCAGCGCGTTCTGCCTGGTTCATTCGTGATGAAGAACAACCCCGACGAGATACAGGGCATCCCTGACTTGATCGTCTTGTACGGTCCTTATTGGGTAATGCTAGAGGTGAAAGCGTCATGGGACGCAAGCCACCGCCCGAATCAGGACTACTACATCGAGATGTTTGACGACATGCACTATGCCGCTTTCGTCTTTCCAGAAAACGAAATCGAGGTTCTTCATGGAATTCAACGAGCACTATGCTCTGCGCGATAAACACGCCTTTCTCAGTCCGAGTAAATCGAGCTGGTTGAGGTATGACTATCAGCAGCTGGAAACGCGCTTCCACAAATGGAAGGCTGCGAAAAGGGGAACCGATCTCCATGCGCTTGCCCATGAGGCGATTCGCTTGGGGATCAAACTGGATAGTGACAATCAGGCCCTGGCCGCGTATGTTGCAGATGCGATTAATCTTGGGATGGTGTGCGAGCAAACACTCGTCTATTCCGAGAACTGCTTCGGCTCAGCAGACACGATCTGCTTCGACGGAGAGAATCTCATCATCCACGATCTGAAAACGGGCATCACCCCGGCTAAGTTGGAGCAGTTGATGGTTTACGCCGCACTGTTCTGTCTCGAGTATCAGATTGACCCACACACGATCAACATCCACGTCGCCATCTATCAAAGGGATGCCAAACTGGAAGATGACGCAAACCCAGACGACGTTGCCGCAATCATGCTGAAGATCGTCGAGTTCGATAACTACGTCGAGTCCCTGAGGGGGTGAACCCTGTGGTGGTATTCAAAGCAGAAGAGATCAAGCACTACGGGACGAAGCGCCACTCAGGCCGTTATCCATGGGGCAGCGGTGGTGACCACGAGTCCTACATGAACCAGAGAAGCCTCACGTGGCTGGACCTCGTGAAGGAATGCCGTAGGCCACCGAACAACCTCACAGATAAGCAAATCTATGAGGGTATGGGAATGAAGAGCGGCGAATTCCGTGCCCGGATGACCATCGAACGCAATGCGGCTAAGCAAGAGCAGATTCACACCGCAAGGAAGCTCAAGGACAAGGGAATGTCCAATAGTGAGATTGCTCTGCAGATGTACGGTTCTAAGACCAAAGAGTCTACCGTACGTACCCTCTTGGCACCCGATGTCGCAGAGAAGGCCTCTTCTCTCATCGGCACTGCCAACATGCTCAAGGACGAGGTCGATCGGAAGAAGTACATCGACGTCGGCGAAGGTGTGGAGAACCATCTCGGCATCAGTAAAGAGAAGCTTCGTGCGTCAGTTGACGTTCTGAAGCAGCAGGGATACGTGGTCGAAAAGGTCAAGATCCCTCAGCTCGGTACTAAGCACGAGACGGAACTTAAGGTGTTGTGCCCTCCCGGTACCACACAACACGATCTGTTCATGAACCGTTATGAGGTCCAGCAATTGGATCGCTTCTCCATCGATGGTGGGAAGAAGTGGTCTAAGAAGCACGACCCCATTGGTGTAGATCCTAAGAGGCTTAAGGTTCGATATGCCGAAGAAGGCGGCGATAAGGCCGATGGTGTGATCTATGTTCGTCCTGGTGCTAAGGATTTGTCTCTCGGTGAGAACCGATATGCACAGGTCCGCATTGGTGTAAAGAACTCGAAGGGTGAAATAACTCACTACATCAAGGGAATGGCGATCTACAAAGACGACCTTCCTGCTGGTGTTGATCTCGAGTTCAATACGAACAAGAGCAAGTCGGACCCAAAGATCCTCGAACAAGGCAAACTTGGGGCACTCAAGGAGATCAAGAAGGATAGCGAGCTTCCTTTCGGAGCCGTTGTTCGTCAGGTCACTAAGAACACTGGTGAGGAAAACGAGAAGAACATCTCGGCCATGAACATCGTCAATGGCGAAGGCGCATGGAAGGATTGGTCGAAGTCGATCTCTACGCAGGTCTTGTCTAAGCAGAGTGGAGCCCTTGTTCGGGAGCAGCTTACTAAGACTCAAGAACGGCGACAGAAAGAGTTCGAAGAGATCCTCGCTCTCACCAACCCCACGGTTAAGAAGAAGTTGCTTGAAGCGTTTGCTGGTGAGACCGATAACGCAGCAGTGCACCTGAACGCCGTCTCTCTCACGAAGGGCAGCGCGTGGCACGTCATTCTTCCCGTTGAGAAGATGAAGGCAACAGAAGTCTTCGCTCCTGGGTACGCTGATGGAACTCGGGTCGCTCTCATTCGGTACCCACACGGTGGACCCTTCGAGATCCCAGAACTCATCGTTAACAACGCAAACCGTACAGCCCGGAAGATGATTGGGTTGGATTCGGTAGATGCGATCGGCATTCACCCCGATGTGGCAGAACGCCTCTCTGGTGCCGACTTCGATGGCGATACGGTCATTGTGATTCCCAACAATTCTGGAAAGCTTCGTTCTAAACCGATGCTTGAAGGACTTAAGAACTTCGAACCCAAGAGGCTCTACCGCTTGGCGGATGACGCCCCTGGGATTCGAGATCACAAGGATCCGTCTGCTACTACTGGTCGAATCATGGGTGAGGCCTCAAACCTCATTACTGACATGACCATTCGTGGTGCGTCTGATGACAAGATCCTTCGAGCTGTGAAGTACTCTATGGTGACGATCGATGCTGAGAAGCACCACCTCGATTACAAGCAGGCAAAGAAGGACTTCAGTATTCAGGCATTGAAGGATGAGTTCCAGTTCGATCCTTCTAACCCAGAAAGTCGAGGCGCCTCAACCCTGATCTCTAGGGCTGGCGCTAAGGAATGGATTGATGATCGTAAGCTTCGTCCTGCTAAGGATGGTGGAGCTATCGATCCTAAGACCGGCGCTCTTGTGTATGTCCCTACGAACAAGGTACGTACATCTAGGGATGGTACGGTTGTTAAGAAGCAGGTTCAGGTAAAGCGTTTGGCTAACACGGATGATGCGCACTCCCTCTCTAGTGGGCACCCCATTGAGAAGTTGTATGCAGATCATTCGAACAAGTTCAAGGGTATGGCCAACAAGGCTAGGCTCGAGGCATCTAAGACCCCCAACCTTACCCAATCCAGCCATGCCAAGAAGGTGTATGCTGGTGAGGTGGAATCGTTGGCATCTAAGTTGCACACCGCCCAGCTTAACGCCCCTCGTGAGCGAGCCGCCCAGGTAATCGCCGGTGCCCAGGTTCGGGCTATCAAACAGTCCAACAAGAACCTTGATAGAGAACACCTTCAGCGCATTGAGTTCCGCCACCTAGAGCTGGCACGTAAGCGTACTGGTGCAGGTAAGACAATGATCGAGATCAGTGATCGTGAGTGGGAAGCTATCCAGGCTGGCGCTGTTAGTAATGCCAGGCTCAAGGACATCCTCAAGCACACGGACATTGACAAGGTCAAGAAGCTGGCTACACCAAAGCCTAAGCGGCTGATGTCCAACACCA